CTTACGGTACTTCCTGCCGTTGCATCAACAATGTCGAAATTGCCAAACAAATCAGCTACAGGGAATGCAGCGTCAGCTTGGATTTCAAAGGTTGCACTTGGGTCATCAATGACATTTGCGAAAATATCTGTCCCAGTTGCACTTGCAGGCCAATAGTTTGAATAGATAATATCACCACTAGCATCTACATATGAACAGCCGTTAAATACGCCCAGAATCAAGGCAGTACCACCAGCAGGGGCACGAGTGATTGTTCCGTCAGTGGCGACAAGTACTAAGTCACCTTGGAAAATACTTGTGCTATACCCGGAGGCAATACGATAGCGATTCTGTCTCTGCGAGCTTGTGCTCGTTTTGATTGGGCGAAGGCCGAAAGCAGCGTCTTGATTAGACATCTTTACTCTCCTTCAGAGTTTCCGCGTCCCTTCATTCCAAAGGATACGGAAGATTTACGTTGCGGAGCAAGTTTTGGCATGGCTGAATTGTTTTCACGCATCCAGTCACGATCCACTGCATCCAGTTGATTTTGAGAAACACCTTGATAGTGTTTATTCCGCTGATCAGCCATTTCGACAGGGATACGAGCGAGAACAAGACCACCAACACCAATGGTGCCAGCGTTACGTCCCTCATCTACTACAGGCCCTACATAATCGGGATACTCTTCAGCGCGAACGAGGTCCCAGCCTTCTTGCCGTTTCTTGTGTACGTTAGTTTTATCGTCGAATTCCATTACAGATTCGCGTATCCAACGGTGTTTATAACCGAGGGGGGCTTCTGGAGCTTCCAAGGCAGAACCGGGTCGCCATTCCATTGAACGTTCTGAGCGTTCCCGCGTGTTTGATTCGCGTGGTGTCCTGTTTGCCATTTTATTGACTCCGATTTTCTAATTTTGCGACTTCTTTTGCGTATTTGTCGAGAGGAATCCTCATCTTTTTCGCAAATGCCACTTGACCCGGTGTTAATTCCACCGCCTTTTTCCGCCCTGACTTTACAGACCGTCCGTTTCCAGACGCAGGAGCAACAGTCTGAGCGTTGGACCGTTTCTCCTGAAACTTGTTAGGCATTTCTTTACGCATACGAGAGTCGATTTCTTTGTAGTAATCATCACTCGTAGGATCGAAATCCTCTTCTAATACCAATTGTTCATGGATAGCTTGGGCTGCTCGCGTCATAAGGCGATCCTGTCCAAACCATTGATTTTTGCCCAACCACTTCTCCAGCTTGGGATCAGGAGCCGCTTGTCGTTGCGGGACCTGCTGCTGTGGAGGGGCCGCGTGTGGTTGAGCTTGTTGTTGTTTAGCTACTTGCTGTTGCCGCACTATTTTGGCTTTTTGAACACGAACACGCTCTTGAGCAATGGCAATCTTGGAGATTGCTTGCTGCGCATTCGCTACTTTTTCATAATCACCCGCTTCATACGCTTCTGCCATAGCTTTCTTGGCTTGGGCTTCTTGAGCTTTCAAACGACCTTCGGCTTCAGTGTTGTAGCCTTGGTTCATTTTTTCAAGTCGCTGACGCATAACAGCGTTTTCTTGCTGCATTTGCTGCGCGTACTGAACCGCGGCTTGCGCCTCTTCAGCAGCTTGCTTACGTTTGGCGGTTAATTGATTGATTCGACGCTGAACGGAATCACTGTAATTTTCTAACTCGTCATCACCAGATGATTTTTCCCGAACATTTGTTCGGGTTGTCTCATCATCGTCAGATGAAACTTCAATAACCTGATCGTCTTGATCATCATCAAGTTCGACTGAGGTATTGCTCTCAAGCTCCTCGTTTTCACGAATGTCTTCAGACATAGCCATTTTCCTTGCTCTCCATTACCTTATACATACGAAATGTCCTTCGGGTCAAGAATCGTAGCAATAATGTTATCGTCATTTATGATACGAACCTCAAGTCCCTCCACTTTGAACCTATTTCCACTATATCTTCCTATAAGAACCCAATCTTTCTCATTACACCAAGGACCATTTGGGAATTTCTGGGGGTCTATATAGGCATCGGGGCCTAGTTTCACGACATAAGCTGCTACCGTAGCAAAAGATTCACGCTCACGAACCTGATCAGGAACGATAATACCGCCTTTTGTCTTTTCACTAGGGTAATAAGGGATGATAAGAACGCGATAGCCCGTAGGCTGTGGCAGTCTCTCAAGTGAAGAAGCCTCCATCTTAGATGGATCGTCTTCGTTTTTGTTTTCCGCGCCTTTGCCGAACGCGTTTTCGATAGGCTTGGGCATTGCCCCTGCACCTTTTATGGCCTTTTCCGCTGCTTTAGCAACGTGCTCTGGCACAAATAACTTTTTAGTCATCTGCGTATTCTATACCTTTCATCGCGGTCCTCAATTCGTCTTCGACGTAGGCCATGCCGCGTATTTCACCTACTAAATACCGATACTCATCAAAAGTTTGTATCGAACCATCCGCGAGCTTGTCTTTAAGACGCACACTGCGCTCGCGTATGCTTTTGTATAAATAATCTGCAAGATGTATTGCGTCCATACAGCATATAGTATGCGATTATGCGGGAAACACAAGTACAATTACCACAAAATCAGAAAACACCTCGGAACTTCTGGGGTCTGGATAATTTGCTGTACCTAGAAACTATTCCACCCTTAGCTTTTTTTACTGGCTTTTTTCTTGACGGGGGCTTTTTTCTTTTTTTGGACTGGCTCAACGCTATCGCTACTGCTTGCTTTTGCGGATACCCCTCCGACACTAGCTTCGACACGTTTTGGCTGATTGTCTGCTGGCTTGACCCCTGCTTCAACGGCATTAGCGTTCCTCCGCGCAACTTTCTTGGCTTTCTCCTGTTCAGCCATCTTTTCTCTTATAGACGATGCCATGTTACTGACCTTTCTCTCTAGCGTTTAACGCAGCTATATCCCTCTGCGTTTGAATGCGCTCTTCTGCAACCCTAGTTTTGTCAGCCAATGCAGCTTCAGAAACATCAATTCTTTGCTGCGCGGTCAAAACGTCATTGCGTTCCTTTTCACGATCAAATTCTTGCTTTGTTTCAAACTCAGATTGCTTGCGCTGTAAGTCAGCAGCTTTTAACTGAAGCTCCTGATTTCGGATATCCACAAGTGGATCAGATTGTGGCGGGGGAGCTACCGCTTGCGCCAATTGCTCTGTCATCTCCGCAATAATCTCAGCAGCACGCGCATCTATCTGCGGCTTGAATTGCATCATAGGATCAGCAGGAGGTTGACCGGGCTGTGGAGGCATCATTTGTGCTTGCTGCTGCATCATCTGCATTTGCTCTGGCGGTATCTGAGACATAATCTCTTGCTGCGCCTGCGCCTCTGCCATAAGGCCAATATGCTCTTGAATATGCCCCTGCAACGTCATAATCGCCTGCGGGTTAAGCTCCATAGCTGGAGTAGACATAACCGCCATGTGCGTCTCTATATGCGCCTGATGATCTTGCTCTGGAAATGCCTGCAACGGAACGCCCATCAGTGCATTCTGATTTTCCTTTGCAGGATTAGCAGGAGGAGGGGGTGGAGGAGGAGGTGGAAGTATTGCGTCAATGTTATTAACGCCCAACGCTTCGTACATTTTACGATACGCCTGATATAAACCCTGTGGGCCACCATGAATCTGCGGATTTGACTGAACCAACTGCAACTCAGTTTGCGCCAAAGCAATGCGCTGAGACATCGAAAAGATGTTTGGATCAGACACAGGCAATACATCAATGCGCTGATCAAAATCTTGCACAAAGACTTCTGGACCCATCTGCATATCAGCAGCGTATGGATAAGATTGAACAGTCTCAGCAAATATTCTTGAAAGTAGCTTAAACTCTACCTTCTGAGAATAGTGTAAACGCTTATGAATCGCAGACATAACCTTTGTGCCACGCTCCATAATCGCCATCGTGGTACCAACGGGCGTCTCACCGCTCATCTCACCAACCTTCATGTCAGCCATAGATGCGAACCTACGTCCAGCGTCTACAAGCGTTCCTAGAAGGTTATAAAGCGTCCCTGAAGGCTCCTTGAAGGGGAGTGGCATCAAAGAGCCTTGCAGGGTGCCTCCAACCACATCAATATCGCGGAACTCACCCGGTTGAAGGGGATTGTCTTCATCGCGGATACGAGCGCCACGGGCTTTAAAGCCTGCTGGAAGGTTGGAGAGCGTGCCTGCATCAATCAATTGACGCAAAATAGAAGTAGAAGCCTGCGCTAAACCGCCAATCATGTGCGTTAAGCCCAAGCCATAAAAACCAAGACCCGGAAGAAACTTGTAATGCACAAAATACTGCTTCGCACGTTTCATTGGGTCAATCTCTAAATAGTTACGGCGTATCGCTAAAACATCACCGCTATCAGCAACTACCGTAACAATGTAAGGCAAACGCAAACCTGTAGGCTCGCCACTTACACCCATATCCTCAAAACCTTCAATATCCAAAGACGTATGAACCTCATACAAGGTCAATTCGTCAGATGGACCGCTAGGGTGAATGCCCTGAACGTCATCAATGGATTCTTCCACTTCGCTCATTGCAGCCGTATCGCTCTCAGACTCGCTAGGCAAATCAATGTCACGATAAAAACCATTAAGCTGTAGCTTACGGACCTCATTCGAATCCATCGTAATACGATGCGTAATCCGCGGCGAAGAAAGCAAATCAGTTGCGCCATAAGGAACAATCAAATCTTCAGCATGAATAAACTTACTGACCGCACGCCCCTTGAGCGGGTCAAAGTAAACTTTCTTAAATGTTGATCCAATTACTGGGAGATAAAACAGCATTTGATCCAATTCAGGATCGTACTCTTCCATCTCGTAAGTAATCATATAATTCATGTAATCTTTGACGCGCTCAGATTGCTTAACAAGCATTTCATTCTGCGCACCAACAACAGCAGTACGAACAGGCCCAGTGGCTGGCAGTAGCTCACGATAAGCCTGCGCCTGAAACTGTGTAACACTCTCAGCTAACAAGGGATGAATAACCCCAGAAGAACCCTCAAACGGCTCTGAACGCTCCTCAGTCTTCATACCAAGAAACTCTAAACCGCGCTTATATGTGTCTTCCCAATCCTCACGAGCCGCTAAATCATCCTCAATAGAATTTACCAAATCAGAAGAAATACGACCAAGCTCACCCTCATCAATAACATCTGCTAAATTACCATCAAACGGCACAGGCTGAACAGGAGGCTGATCCTCTTCGTATTCACCAATAATCGCGCTGCCATCGTCAAATTCAGTAACTCCGGGCTGCGCAGGTAAATCAATTACATTCTGAAGCATTTCCTGCTCTGGAATCATAGGAGCTTCAGGCAAGCCACCAGAACCCAATCCACGTTCGACTGCCATTAGAAAATATCCTTCTCGTTACCCTCAATCGGCTCAAGCGTGTTAATATCATCAAAATCTGTTATTGGACCCCCACCTTCCCAAGCATCACAAACATTTTCAGCTTTACAGGCGAAATCAAATTTTACGCAATATCCAATACCGTCAACATCCATATCAAGACCACTGCTCAAACAATCAAGCATTTCCGATTTAATGCTATAATAACTGCACGTTCCGCACATCTCTTTTTTGTTTTCGGAAGCGCCATAAGAATGCTCTTTTATTGTATATTCACGGTTTTCAGAGTTTAAATCTGAATCCTGAGTAGGAAGAGGGCAAACAAACTCAACCTCTTCCATTTCATACATATCGTCATCAACAACTTGGTTGATACCAGATTGCAGTTCGTCCATGTCGATGTTGATAACGATTTTAGCCATTTACTTTACTCCAGAAAATCTGGTTCCACTGATAGCAGCACCACCACCACGAGAATGACCACCACCTGTGCCACCCTTCATAGAAGCCTTTTGAGGCTCTGGATCATGCTCATACATAACACCGTCTTTTTCAACGTTGCCACCATGACCATACTTCATAACACGACCGCCGCCCATGTATTTTTTAACCGCGCCGCCTTCCATGTACCTCATGGCTGCTTCAGGGTCCATTTTTTGCTGCACTACTTCAGGCAACTTAGAAAAACCCTTATATTTTTTAGGTGTATTTGGCATTAGCTTCTTCCTTTATATTTACCGCCGCGTCCCTTCATGACACAGCCCATCTTTGGCTTTTTCTTTTTGCCCTTAACTTCAACAGCGCCGCCAGATTCATACTTCATGACCTTGCCACCGCCCATCATACCCAGCTTCTTGCGCAAACGCTCCAGTTCAATCGGAGACATCTGACCCATCTCACCAGCCTCTAAAGCCTGCAACATGCCAGCACGATCCATACGCCGCTGACGCATACGATCAGCGTCTGACATTGTTTTGCCTGCTTCACCCATAAGTGATGCGCCCGCACGACCCATACCCGCTTTCGGACGCGCCATCGGACGCTTCGATGTCATCGGTGCGGAACTACCCATCGCTTCCATGAGCGCCCTCATGATTGCTTCTTTTTGTGCCATAAAAGCCTCCTAATAATATTCGCGTTT